TGACAGTAAACCCGCACATGGTCAAAGCCTCGCAAGGTGGTATTGGCTCGACGGGTAACACTGGCGGCTCTACGCAGAAGCCTACATCTGTGGCTGATATGGTTGCAAACTGGGGGAATGGTGGCAAAGAAGCATTTGCCGCTATGAAGAAAAAGTAACCACAAACCACAAATCAATTTAAATTAAGGTAATTCATTATGGCTGCAACTACTTCCACAACTCTTGACGACTTATTCGTCAATATCGTAGCGCAAGCGCGCTTTACTGCTGAAGAGCAATCGCTCATGCTTGGCTTGGTTACGATGTATAACATCCAATCGCAAGCGGGCAAGACAATTCAGGTTCCTAAGTATCCGGCTATCGCAGCGGCTAACTTAACTGAAGGCACTGATATGTCTAGCACCACCGTTTCTACCTCCTCGGTTAATGTAACTGTAGGCGAAGTAGGTGCACAGGTTCTCTTGACTGACATGGCTACTTACGGCGACGGCAACCCTGCTGTTGAGTTAGGTACTGTTCTCGGTAACGCTATCGCTACCAAGATCGATACCGACCTGATCGCTTTGTTCGACGGTTTTTCTACCTCTTTCGGCGCTGCAGGCGCTGAGATTACTGTAGCTGATCTATTTAAAGCAGCCGCAACTTTGCGCGCAAACAAGGTGACTGGCGCTATCAACGCTGTCGTACACCCTTTCCAAGCGTATCAATTGAAAGCTAACCTGACGAACACCTTTGCTAACCCAAATGGTGGCGATTTGCAGAACGAAGCAATGCGCAACGGTTACGTTGGAACGATCGCCGGTATCAATGTGTATGAGTCTGCCAATTTAACTATTGACGGCTCGGGCGACACTAAAGGCGCAGTATTTGCTCCTGAAGCTCTGATGATCGCTATGAAGCGTGACTTCAACATTGCCCCACAGCGTGATGAGTCCCTTCGTGCATTCGAGCTTAACGCCACTGCTGTATATGGTGTTGCAGAGCTTGACGATGCGTTCGGCGTTGAAATTCTTTCTGACGCTACAATCTAAGCCTATGCCCACCTCTTTCGGGGGGTGGGCATTTATTGAGGTCAGTAATGGCGTATTCTAGCGACGCAGATTTATTGAAACTGATACCCGATATCCTTGATTTAGGGATACAGTCGTTTGTGTTAGAGCATCCCAAAGCAGAGGCTGATATTCAGCGAGAGCTGCGCATTAAATGGTGGCCTAGAAAGAACATATCAGGCGAGATGGACAACACCAAACTAACTGCCGCCCAGTTTACTGCGGTCAGCGCTTATTTAGTTTTGTGGCGTTATGCCTTGCCCCAGTTAACGAACTGGACAGAAGGCGATCGGTTCGGCAATATGATCGAATTCTACAAGGCTCGTTATGGCGAAGAACTTGAATCAGTCTTAGCTGATGGCGTTGACTATGACGCTGACGGCGACGGGAATGTAAAAGAAGACGAAAAGCAACCTGTAGGGCTTAGGTTGGACAGATAATGCAAGTCAATATTACGTCCAACGCAAAACAAGCCTCAAAGCGTATTGGCAAGAAAGGCAAAGAATTAGCGGCAAGCGTTAAAAGAGCGTTGTCAATTACTGCCCAAACTGGCATTAATATCATTGAGGCTAGAACAAGCAAAGGTATAGGGTTCAAGGGCGGTAAGTTCAAAGCGTACACCCCAGTTTATGCGGCGTTTAGGGCAAGCAAGGGCAGAGGTCAAAATCCAGACTTACAGTTCACCCGCCAGATGTTAAGCTCAATGACCTCCAAAGCAAGCCCAAGGCAGGCTGAGATATTTTTTACAAGAGCCACAGAATCAAAGAAAGCGGCCATGAACAACGAGTCTCGGCCGTTTTTTGGGTTTAGCAGCAGGGAAGAAAAGCAGCTTGGCGAAGTATTCTTTAGGGCTTTAAAATGAGCATCAGAGAAAGTATCGCAAACAATTTGGTCGATACACTACAAGCGGTCATAACGCCGGTTAACATCAAGTATGTGACTCGCGAGCCGTTTGATTTTGCCAAGCTATCAAGTGCGCAATTTCCTGCAATTTTAGTTCGCAGCGCAGGAGAAGATAGGGAAGATAGCAGTATTGGCGGGTCAATCACGCAGCGGATGGCCACTATAAATTATGATCTTATCTGTTATGTTAAAGGCTTCGTAATCGATACGGCCAGAAATAACATAATAGCGGCCATAGAAGACGGTCTTGATGTAGATCGTTCGCGCGGGGGTTTTGCGCTAGATACGCAAATCACTCAGGTCGAGATTGACGAAGGTTCTATTGATCCCGTCGGAGGGGTCATTATTACAGTTCGCGTTTTGTATCAGTACAATCGCGGCGCAACTTAAACACAACTAAAAGGTAATTAATCATGGCGACTAAAACAGGCGCATCAGGAGTGGTAAAAATCGCGGCATCAGGCGGCACTGTGGCCGTGGTTGGCGAAGTACGTTCGTTTACGTTTGACGGTTCAGCAGACACCATTGAAGACTCAGTAATGGGTGATGTTGCGCGAACTTACAAAGAAGGATTGAAAACCAACACCGTATCGCTGGAGGTGTATTGGGATGAAGCTGATGCACAGCAACTAATCCTTGACGAACGAGCTTCTATTGATTTCGAAGTCTATCCGACCGGCACCGGCAGCGGCGAAACTTTCTTTTCTGGCAGCGGCATCGTGACTTCGCGTTCAATCACAGGCGCATTTGACGGTATGGTTGAGGCTAGTTTCTCTATCCAGTGCAGTGGTGCTATAACCGAAGCACAAGTCTAAACGGGGTTAGGACATGGGATTAGCTAAAGAGCTACGAGCGAGAAGAAAGGTAGAGACAAGGGAAGTCAACGTTCCTGCATGGAGTGACGATGATGGGCCGTTTAAATTGTATTGCAGGCCGATAACCTGCTATGACTTGGACCAGCTTCAAAAAAAGCACCCTAACTTTTTGAGCAACACCACCATCGGGGCTATGGTTGACTTGATTCTAATGAAAGCATTGGATGAAAGTGGCGATAAGATGTTTGCGCCTTCTGATCGAATTGATTTGATGGGCGAAGAAACAAACGTAATTTCTGACATTGCCAACCAGATGTTTGCAGAGATCGAATCTGTTGAGGCTTTAGAGGGAAACTAAAAGGCGATCGGTCGCGGATGAATTTGCTTTCCTTGGCTGATCGCCTCCACCTTACCATTGAAGAAGCAGAGCAAATGCCTGTCAGTCACTTTAACGAATGGCTGGCTTATTTCCAGATAATAAGTGAGAACAATGGCTGAAAATGTAAGCATCACAATTAGGGCGTTTGATAAAACTCAAAAAAGTTTTAAAACCGTCACTTCTGGATTAGCAAAAGTCACTGGCGCTGTATTCTCAATGCGCACTGCTTTGGTTGGCGTTGCTGGCCTAGCTGGATTTGGGTTGCTCGTTCGCTCGTCATTGAACGCAACGGACTCCTTGGCTAAAACAGCGGCAAAAATTGGCACAACCACAGAATCTTTAGGCGGGCTAAGGTATGCGGCAGAGCTTACTGGCGTAGCAACCAACACAATGGACATGGCTTTACAGCGGTTTACTAGGCGAACTGCTGAAGCCGCTATGGGCACCGGTGAAGCAAAAGCGGCAATTAAAGAGCTTGGCCTAAACGCTCAAGAGTTGAATCGAATGCCGCTTGATAAGCGCATGGTTGTTTTGGCCGATGCGTTTTCTGGCGTTACAAACGAATCGGATAGGCTCAGGCTGGCTTTTAAGTTGTTTGACAGCGAGGGTGCGGCATTAGTCAACACCTTATCCGGCGGCGGTGACGCATTAAAAGCTATGCTTGGTGAAGCAAAAGCACTTGGCCTTACCATGTCAGGTAGTGCGGCCAAAGGCGTAGAAGATACGGTTGACGCTTTGACCAAGATGCAAAGCCTTTTCACAGGAGTAAGAGACCAGATAGTTGCGGCACTTGCCCCTGCTATTGAAGGCATGGTCGAGCGGTTTACTGCGTTTTTGCAAAGGGCGATAGAGGCTAAAGGCGGAGTGGAGTTGTTTGCAAAAGCCTTAGCCATTGATCTTTTGAGGGGGGTTGGATCCGCTTTGCTTGCTTTTCAAAACCTCGCTAATGGTTTTTTGGAAGTGTACAACGCTTCTATAAGTTTCAAGGACGGTCTTTCAGCAGTTTTTACGCCTGACAATGAAAAAAACGCAAGGCAATTGTTAACGAGAATTGGAGAGGTAACGCAATCGATACAGGAGATGCAGTCAGAGCAATATAATGTAGGCAACTCAAGCGCCACCATGTCTATGCTTGAACAACGGATTAGTAACAAGCGTGAAGAATTAGCGGAATTGCAAGCATTGTTATCGAACGCAGACGCAGATGGCGACACGTCGAGATTACCAACTAGATTTACTTTTGGCGACGAGCTAAACGCCCAAATCGCCAAATTGGAGTTTGACATTGGCAGTCTTGAAGACACCCTTGTTAACTTACCAAAAACAGTTATTCCCCCTCTTAACAATATAGAGCAAGCCTTCAAAGATTGGGGCGATACGATTCCTGATCTTAACGAGAGCATTAAGTCTCTGACAAAACAAGGCCTTGACGGATTAACCGACGCGCTAACAGCGGGCATTACAGGCGCGGCTAACTTTGCTGACGCCATGAAAAATATGGCGAAGTCGGTTATTGACAGCCTAATCAAGATGTTGGTCCAAAAATATATTGTGGATGCGGCGTTTGGATTTATAACCTCCAAAATTGGCTCAGGAAGCCCAAGCACAACGGGCACAGCGCCACCGCCCGAGAGGGCTATTGGTGGTCCTGTCTTTCAAGGCGAAAGAACTTTAGTGGGTGAGCGCGGCCCTG